TAACATGCCCCATAGCTCTAAAAGCTGTTAACATATCACTAACTTCAGCATATGGTAGTCCTGCTAGTTTTTGTAAGATAGTGTTTGCTAGAGTTTCCTGCATAAGATAAAACTTAACAGGCTGGTATGCCTCATTGATGTCTGGTGTAGCAGGATCATCTGCTTTAAATTTACCATCCTCAGTATGAGCTCGTTTTTTCTTTTCGTCTGCCATTAGACCTCCTTATCTTCTATAAATAATGCTATTATAGCATAGTGAATTATTTTTAACAAGTCCTTTCTCCTATCTTTTTTTGCACCTTTCTTTCCATATCTTTGTGCATACTTCATAATATTTCCTATACAGAAACCAGTACCATGACCAGCATCTATAATAAATTCTGTTGCCTGATAATTGTTTTTTGAATAGTGTTCTTTGTATGTATCTTGTATGTAGGCATATACACCATTCAATATATTTTGTTCATCATATTTATATTTAATTGATGTCTTTTTTATTGGGCTTAAACGCAACGACATTATCTCCCCTCTCCTCTATCTCTCTTTCTCGTTTTCTTTCTAATTCATCCATTATCATCTTATTACCTTTTTCCATAACAGTCAACTGTTCTGATGTAGCCATGTGCATAAGACCAGCAAACAGAATATACATCTGTGTTCCTGTGTAGGTGTCTAAATCAGAAGGTAGCAAATCTGCACCTACTATTTCAAAACCTTCGTCTTCAGGTTTTAATACTATATACATATTACCTTCTTTCAAATCAAGCTCCTTTAAAAATTTATCTACTTTTTCATTTCTTGCAAACTCTATCTTGTAAAAATCATCATCAGCCATTTAGCCACTCCATAGGTACTAAGCTTTCAGCCCATAAAAATTTATGCCTATCACACCAATTTGCGTATGTAGTTTTAGATGTTCTTGAAATCTTATTATCAGCATTAACAAAAACAAATCTTATATCAAGATCAGGGTACTGGTCTTTTATAAGAAGATGTTTAACTCTATCATTTGTTGTTAGTCTTCCTTTTGTTTCTATATATATTTTAGATTCTGGTAAGTAGAAATCTGGAGTATAGTTTCTTATTTTAGGAACATAATCAAAACTTACTTTTTCATATTGAAAGTCTATCTTGCGTTTACCTAAGTCTGCAGCTACTCTTACTTCAAACTTTGATCTGTATGGTAATCTATATCCTGACATCTTTTGGTTTTTCCCTATCTAATAAAAGATGTAATTCTTCTATTATTGATCTTTGGTATTCTTCTGCATTATCATAATCTATAACATCATAGAATCTATTCATCAAAACAAATATAATAGCTTTGTTACCTAGTAAATATTTTATTTTCTCCATAGCTTCATCTAACATAGCCATACCTCTTTCATATATAAATGGCTGAGTTTTTGACAGATTAGTATATACAGGAACAGTATAATCACTATGTCGTAGTTCTTTTATAATACTATCTCCGCCTATCATAGAATAGTTATCAGGATAAACATAAAAAATATTTTTGTTTTCCTTAAAGTCTGCCATAGTAAGATTATGCATTTTAAGTATGGGCATTTTTTACTACCTTAGTATACCACACATAGGGTGGATTCTTTGCTCTGGATGTATGCTTAGGTAAATACTTAGCATGTTTCCAACAGTGATGTCTAAATCCACAAAAACCACATTCCCTAGGTAAAAGTTTATTACCAGTAGGTTCACCTTTTTCTATTTCATCTGTAGCTTTAAATTGTTTTTCTACTCTTTTTGTTTTCTTTAATTTACGAACATTTACAGTAGCGGCTTCTAATGCTTCTTTCTTTTCTTGTGCTTGTGTTGATGGAGCTTCACACACTGTAATTTCTCCAGAAGATTTATCCATTACTATCCATCCACCAAAAGGCATGTTCTCACCTTCTGCGTAAGAAAAACCTTGTACAACATACCCAAAAGGATCATCGTCTTTTACTTTTTGATATCCACCAAACTCACCAAATTTATTTTGATATGCGTAAGGGCTTGCAGATTTAATATCAAATACTTTTTTATCTATAATAACATCTAGTGTTCCAGTAACTTCTGTATCATCTAAAGTTATGGATGTAGGTTTTTGTTCAGCTTCTACATTAACACCAGACGCTTTCATAACAGCTATTAAAGCAGCTTCTACTAGATCACCTAATAAAAATCTCATTATAGCATTGTAACTAAACGACTGCTCAATACCTAGTTGTTCACATTGTTGTTGACATAAAGGTTTACCTATACCAGACAGGCGTAGGCGAAACTCTCTTGGCTCTCTAGAAAATTGTTTTTCTAAAGCCTGACCGCAAGCTTCCTTAAATTCGTCAACTAAAGAAGGAGGCATTTCAGCCTCCCCCTTCGTAGCTCTATTCAAGAAATCCTGTATGAATACTTGAATATCACTCATTATGCTTCGACAGCAGCAAGGTCGATAGCATCCACGCCTTCACCATTATTGGCTTCAGCATGCTCTTCTGACACTCGGAGATTGTAGGAATTTATCCTGTCTGCAAAAGCTACAAGTAGCTCTCTATCGTCTTTAGATAAATCTACAGTATCAGAAATAGTCAAGTTAGTTGAATAGTAAATGGTTGCTCCATTCTTATGCTTTATAGAATGAGCCTTAGCTACTACATTAGGAGAAAGTAAATTCTTCTTATCAACATCTCTAAAGTATTGAGATATTGCATTGTAGCTTGAGCCTTTTCCATAAAATACTACAGGAACATCTTCTACTGGACTATCTTCACCAGTAGCAGTTTTGCCATCTGCTATTGTTACTAGACCATACAGAACTTGATTACATTTAACAAGTGCTGAAGCAGCAGCTTCTGGGCTGTCTACACCAATTTCCGTAATTTCATTTTTGGTAAGCTTACCACATTTAAAGCCCCCCTCTGTATCAGGAAATTGATCGTTGAGCTTGGCTTGTTGCGTAGTGCGAACTGAGTATGCACCCTGCTCATTATCCCATAAGCTATACATAAACCTTCTGATAAAAATCCTAAAGTTAACATCTTTACCAAATACTTTCTCCTTTGTTTCAGGATTGTATAAAGCAAACTGTCCTCTAGGTAAGGTGTTACCCTCATCATCTTCAGGTGCATGATTAATTGATAGTCTAGCTAAAGAATCTCCGCCTTGAGGCTTATCTTCTCTTTGACCAATCAATTCTGCTAGTTGGTCTGCAGACACTTTATCCAGATTTTCTGGAATTACGAGGTCTGAGTTTTCGTTTGTCGCTAATTGTGTCATATTATTACTCCTTATGAGTTGACTTAACACTATTATATAGTAGATATTAAAGTAATGCAAGCATTAATTTGAAAATATTTCTTCAGTATCTAACCAGTTGCTTCCAATTTTAATTTCAATGCCTACTGGCATATCATACTCTATTCCCCATCTTCTCTTGGCTTGCTGGGGTATGGAAAGCATACATTCTTTGACAACATCAATCACTCGATCTTGTTCATCAGGATGTACATCCACTACTATACTATCATGTACTGTATTACAAAGTAGGGATTTAAAGTTGTTTTTCTTAAATGCCCTAAAGGTTTCTACAAGTGCAGACGGAAGTAAATCTGCTGTAGCAAAACCCTGTACAGGATAATTCTTTACACTCGTTCCATGAGTAATTCCTCTGGCTGTTCTTCTTACATAGGGAAATCTGTATTCCCTACCTGACGGAAGAGTCACAACCTTATATTTCAATGCTTGTTTAGCTAAATCCAAATGCCATTCTCCTATCTGAGGATATATGTCTGTAAACTCAGAATAGTATCTATGTACATGCTCAGGTAAACCCATACCTGTAGCACCATATAAAGGAGCAAAGGTGTGTGCTTTTGCGTTTTGCCTTTCCTCTTTTGTTATTTCATCTTTCTCTTTACCAGTTATTATCGTAGCTGTCAAGTTGTGAACATCTACACCACCCTTGACATTTTCATAAACATGCTTATCTTGACTAAGATAACCTGCTACTCTGTATTCTAGTTGAGCATAATCGCCCTCTAGGATATGCCCCCCTTCAAATCTAGACACTACAGCTCTACGAACTGGGAATGTTTTACCTCTAGGCATGTTCTGAAAGTTAGGACTCCTAGATGACAAACGACCAGTGCTTGTTACACACTGCATAAACTGAGGATGAATACGATCACTATAATCTAAATTCTTTTCTATACCTTCTACAAAAGTTTTAAGGTAGGTTTTTATAGCATTAAACCTTAGATAACGTTCTATAAAAATAAATGCCTGTTCATTACCTCTTTCCCTATATAGCGATAAAGCATCTGCATCTGTTTTAAATCCTTGAGTACTACAAGACATCACACTTATAGGTGCTAACTTAAATCCTGCCACCTCATTAGTAGGCATGTATTTTATACCTACACCACCACAAGACTTACATATATACCTAGCTTTACCCCATGTGCCGTCTTTTCTTTTCCTAGACACTCTCCCATAGCCATTACAAACATTACATCTAGTAGCCTCTGTTCTGTATTGTATTATAACATTACTAGCTACTGCTCTTTTAAATTGTGCATCTGACATAGGTGTTCTGCGTTTAGGTTTTCTTGTATTACCTCTTACTTCATAGCCAAGATTAAATGTCTGTGCCCAAGTCTTCTTGTTCTTAACACCTCTACTAAATAATAGTTTTGATCTATCTTCTGGACTAGCGAGATTAATAGGCGTATCACCCATAACTCTCTTAATCTCTTCATTAAGATATTTCTCTAACTCATTAGCTTCTAAAGTATACTCATGCTTAACTTTGTTTAAGGCTTGGCGATCTATCTTGATACCATCCTTCTCCATTTCTGCTAAGACTCTTGTTACCTCAAAAGACAGGTACAGTGTAGGCTGCAATTTGCTCAATGCTTTTACCCTCTTGTTTTGACTGACTTAAAGCTACCTCATAGGTAGACTGCACATCAGCTATTCCATATTCTTCTACTATTTCATGTGGTATTATATCAAATCCCATACCATCTTGCAAGTACTTTTCCAATATACCTTTTTTCTTTTTTGTAGTTGTTTGATGTCTACGACAACATTCATCAAGACTTAAAGGCACCTTGACTCCTCTTGCCCAAACATAATCAAAAACCATAGTATCATAAACTGCACCACTGTATTTAAAACCAGAAGCAAACAACCATTGTAAATCAAATTTAATATTGTGACCTAGTAAAACGTCTGCTCTATCTAGTGCGTCTTGTACTATCTTCATGTTGTTCTCTGTAGGTTGTCTATCTGCATGGTAAAACCATACATACTCGACAGGCTTATCATCTTCTTTAAATCCCACTGACACTAACTGATTGCCCTCTGTGTAAGGAGAAGGATCAGAGCCTTTGTCTGTTTTTATAAAGGTAGTCTCTACATCTAATGTTAAAATCATTCGTAGTACCTCCCTGTTAATTTATCTATCTCACAAACAACATGACCATGCCAACCTGATATCTTATTCTTAGATACATTTAAAAATCTAGTATCATCATCTTCGCCAGGATTTTTACCTATACCTATAATAATATCTGCTTCTCCAGCTTTCCCTGTCTTAGAACCATCAAGCATAGCAAAGTCTAGTAATTGCCTACCATGAGCATCATAGCTAGCTTGCGATACAGCCCACACCATACAAAAATTTCTTTTAGCTATCTCTCTGGCGTTTACATATAACTCTTTCAATCTCTCATCACCTCTGCTAAACTCCCCACCTATCTTAACCTTGTCTAACTGATCAACAAACAATATATCAATTTTATTTAATTTTGCAAACTGATCTATCTCTGCTATGTCTGAGCCTACAGAGTC